GCTTGCCGGCGGTCTGGCCGCTATCCTGATCGCCTATAACGAAAACGCTTCGGCCATTTCCCTGCATATCGAATCGCCGCAGTCTTACTGGGACCGCGCGGAAGCACGTATAAAACAGGTTTGCGACCGTACGGGCGAGAAATACACAGCCCAGATGCTGGAAGATTTCAAGGACGAAGCTATGGAGAAATTCGCCTCCAACATTACCGGAAGGCAGAATGCCGGGAAATACATGCACACGACCAAATTCTGGAATCCGGAAGCGAATAACTTTGAGGGCTGGACGGTGGAACCGCTGGATAAGAAGATAAAGGATTATGTGGACGCCCAGATTAAGATATCCAATAAGGCGGACGCTGCCGCCACTTCCGGCTTCGGTCTTGATCCGGTACTTTCAAACCTGATTATAGAAAACAAGCTTTCTTCCGGATCGGAGAAATTATACAGCCTGAAAGTGTATAACGCTTCTGAAACGGCTATTCCGGACATGATCCTTTGTAAGCCGTTACAGCAGTATATTAATGCCAATTTTCCGGGTACTACTACGAAAGTGGGGCTTTATCGTACCATAGTGGAAGCGGAACAGAACGTTTCACCCTCTAACCGTATGAAAGAAAATGCGTAGTCTGTTTTTTACATCGAAACCGGAAGATGTGCCGGAAGAACCGGTAAGCGACCGGCAACCGGAAGAGAACCGTGCCGATAACACCCCGGACAAGCATATAAAGGCCCGCCGGACGAAAAACGTTCATTTTGACCGGCGGATAAAATCGGAGCTGCACCTGGAAGAGTGTTTGCCTTGGCATTTTGAGAAAGGGGCGGCTTATCACTGTATCAGTCATGGGGACGTTGACAGCCTTACTTATCTTCGTGTGATCGTGAAGCAACAACCGGTGGAATATGTTCTGATTTCTACCTGGTGTATGGCAATTACCGATGTTAAGGAGGTGGAGAAATGGCTGGAGAGGAAAGACATAGGGTACGCGGATTTTTATGTAGGTGAAATCTTTCAAGGTTCCTACGCGGATGTTTATTTATACCTAAAGAAAGTGGCGGAACGTTTCGGATCACGTGTCTGTATTTTCCGTAACCATGCTAAAGTAATGGCTGGTTTTGGTAACGCTTTTGATTTTGTAATAGAAAGTTCGGCCAATATAAGCACCAATCCGCGCACGGAGCAGACCTGTATAACGATAGATACCGGGCTGGCCCGCTTTTATAAGGAGTTCTACGATGAAATAAACAATTTCACAAAGGATTTTGATAATTGGAAACCATATACACTAAAAAGAGACCGAGCAAATGACGAAGTTATTTAATAAAGGCGGTGACGGTGCCGGTGAAATAGTCCGTGTTCTGGGATTGATCGATAATGATCTTGATTTTACCAAGTGGGAACCTATCTTACCGCTGGGTATTCGGGATTTACAGGCTATCATCGGAACGGAACCCATAGACGCGGTAGATAAGTATTACCGTGAAGATCATGCGGACGGTACGGAACCGGACAGCATGGCGGAAACTTTGCGGCTGATGCAGCAGGCGGGGGCGATGTTTACCTGGTTAAAGGTTATTCCCACTTTGGACGCACAACACGGAACGGCCGGACGTGGCAAACATCTTGGAGAGAATGAAACGGGCATGACTGCCTTACAGGAGTTCAAGGATGAAGAGAATATCCGGAACCTGGCTTATGAAGCCGTAGACGCGTTGGTGGAGCTACTGGATCGCGAAAAGTTTGATTTCTGGATGAACGGCATTAAGAAAAAGGCTATAAACCGGCTTCTTATTCAGAATAAGGAAACGTTCGATGAATATTATAATATCGGCAGTCACCGGCTTTTCCTGGTGCTTATTCCTATGATCCGGGAAGTCCAGGACGGGCAAATAATACCTGTTATCACCCGGAACCGTTATAATAAACTGATTGAAGGCGATACCGTTTTAACGGAGAAATTGCTGGAGTATGTACGCCGCCCGCTTGCACTTCTCACCATAAAAAAGGCCGTTGAACGTTTACCGGTGGAAGTTCTACCCAATGGAATCGTACAGGTACAGCAGAGCACAACCATACGGGATAAATTGCGGGCGGAAAAAGAGGCTCGGCAATCGGTTGCTAACAGTCTGGAGCAGGACGCGGCGGCTTACCTGGATGTATTGCAGGATATCATCAGGGAACTGGATGCGCAGTCGGAAACGGTGGATTACTATGTACCGGGCGTTACCGTACAATCTAAGGGAATAACTTTTTAATGTCCGGACATGGAGAAGTTTACATATAATAGTAAGACGGTGGAGGTTCCTTCTTGCCTGGATGAAGTCAGTAGTGATCAGTACCGGCAGTTTCTTATATTGGCGGTACTGATGAACCGCGGTACGATCAGCCCCGGACAGTTCCGCGTAAAATGGCTTTCTTTCCTTCTGGGCATGAAAGCGGATTACACCATGTACCGGCGTGAGATCATCCGGGAGCTGGACGGCCAACTGGAAAAGCTGGACGGCTTTTTCTCTTATACAACCAGTAAGGAGGGCGAGCGGATCGTTACGCCCATTCTGAAAACCGGTCGTAACTTGATGCAGGATTTCGGGGGCTGGCATGGCGTCGGTGACATGCTGAACGGTCTTACTTTCGGTAACTTTTGTGATTGCCTGGATTTGTTGCAGCAAAGCAAGCAGGCGGCGGCAGAAAAAGACGATTCGGCTATAAATGAAATCTTCCAGGATATCACGTTAAAGCTTTACCGGTATAAGGACCCGGAGAAGACACCGGCCGTTCCTTCCTTGCTTGCCATTCATGCGGTAAATTTCTTTTCCGCCGTTTGGGAAATGGTTCTTTCCGGACCGGTTTATATCGGTGGTGAAGCTATCGACTTTCGGATATTGTTTCAGAAGCTGGCATCCGAGGACCGGAAGGCGGACGATAAAACCGGCTGGACCGGGATAGTCTTTGAAGTGGCGGCTTCCGGCGTGTTCGGCAATAAGAAGGAGGTGGACGATACACCCTTTTGGGATGTATTGCTTTATCTGTATAAATGTAAGTTTGAGTATTTACACCAAAAACGTAACAAGAAATGAGAACGACAACAAGAACAAAAAACAAGATCAAGAAATTCGAGGGGTTACGCCTGAAAGCGTATGTATGTGCCGCGGGAGTATGTACGATCGGTTACGGTCACACGACCGGCGTAAAACCGGGTGATGTTATCACCGAGGCCCGGGCCGACGCTTTCTTTGAATCGGATATCAGGGCGGTAGAAAACCAGGTGAACGCGCTTCCCCTTAATTTGGGACAGTACCAGTTTGACGCGGTAGTAAGTTTTTGCTTTAATGTAGGTATCGGAAAATTCAAGCAATCAACGCTTTATAAGAAGATCAGGGCGGATGCGTATGAGCCATCCATACCGGCAGAGTTTAGAAAGTGGATATACGGGGGCGGTAAGATTCTTCCGGGGCTTGTTACCCGCCGTGAATGGGAGGCGAAACGTTATCAGGGATTGACGATATGATAGATATAAAGGTTTACCGTGAATACTGGGAAGGCGTACAAAAACGTATTCCTGAAATAAAGAAGGTGCTGCCCGTTACCATTGACGAGGAAATGAGTAAGACGATACAGGGACTATCTAAAGAAGAATGTCCGGTGCTCTTTATTCTGATCCCGTCGGGAACGGGTGCCAGCCTTTCGGCTGACAATGTGAGGGAAAATAATTTGTGCGTTATTTTCCTTATGAGCAAGTACGATCCCCAACGGAAAGGGGCTTATGAGACAATCGAAGAGGTGCAGCCGGTTATGGAGCGTATCAAACAAATGCTGATAGAAGATTCCGCTACTGGTTGCCCTGTCACTAAGGAACTGGATTTAACCAGCCTTTCCACTCTTCCGGAATCCGGTTTTTACCGGACGTTTGCAGGGTGGAGCCTGGCTTTCTCATTTAAAACAAGATTCTAACTGAATGGCCGAGAATTTTAAAACGGATTTCTTTACCGACCGGATCGGGCGTGGAATACAGGACATATTTCAAGCCCAACTGGATATCGCTACCAAGCGGATATACCAGAAAGGCCGTGAACGTAAGAAAGTACAGGGAACCGGGGAGATCATACAAGGGCGGTCCGGCGCATTAATGGCCGCATTACAGAACCCGAATTATTCGGTCGTTCCGGACGGCGAAGGAGTAATCGCCCGTTCTAATCTTCCATTATATACCCGCTTTCTGGATATGAAGAAACACGGTAATTACCAGATTTATAACCGGCAGATATACGGGATTCTGTATCATGACACACTTGGGAAGATTAAATATGAATATCAGGATTATGTAAGGGAAAGGATAAAAGAAATGTTTGCCAGTTCGTTAAAGTAAGTGTGTTGTTACCTTCCAAAGTTCATTCTTTATATTACGATGTTAAAATATAGCAAATTCGCAATAAATGTATTTGTATTATTTGCATGGTTATTGCAAATTTGCTATATTTGCACTGTATTTAAAAGTTCTTTTATTTTATGAAGTACAATCAACTTTACGCCGAATTAAAGGCGGCAGGTTGTTACGTTGTGAGACATGGCGGAGAACACGATGTTTGGTTCAGTCCCAAGACTGGCAAAAAGTTTTCGATACCCCGTCACGGGTCTAAAGAGGTTTCTCTTCACATAGAACGTAACGCAAGAAAAGTGCTGGGGATTTAATCCCCACACTTCTTTACTTCATAATTTAAGACTTTTAGGTGCGATAGTGGCAGGTAATATTGCCTGCCACATTTAAAAATAAATAGTATGAAAGTGAATGTTTTGTTTGAACGTGCGAAAGACGGTTATTATTCCTGTTTTATGGAAGAAGAGTTACCGGATTTTGGATTGGCTGGCTACGGAGATACAGCGGAAGCGGCTAAGGCTGATTTTCTGAAATCATACGAGGAAATAAAAGAAATGTTAGCGGAAGAAGGTAAGGAGGTTCCAGTATTGGAATTTTCTTATAAATATGATCTACAATCATTCTTTAATTATTTTTCATTTCTCAATATTTCAAAGATAGCAGAGGTTGCTGGTATAAATCCGTCTCTTATGCGTCAGTATGCGTCCGGAGTGGCGAATGTCGGTGAAAAGCAGTATGATAAAATAAGGATAGCAATAAAGAAAATAGGAAATGAATTAGTTTCCGCTCAATTTTGATAATACAACCTGTTATAAGGTTTCTATTATACTTCATAAAAAAGAACTTAATACACCCGATGTATTATTTCGTGAGAAATGATATATCAATTAAGCCCAGCCCAATTCGGGCGGGCTTATTACCAATTATTTATTACTTGTATCTTATAGTAATTATATGACATATGAAGATATTTTATTTCTGATTGGCTTTTTCCTGATAATAGTTTTTTTTGTCGGATGTAAGCATAAACCGGCTACTTTATCCGGGTGGCTTGCTTTTGCCTTTCTTTCCTTTACCGTGACGCCGCTTATATCGGTTCCTCTAACCTGGTACGTTTGCCGGATGATAGATCGGGCAACAATTAAAAATAAAGAATGTTTTGATCCTTCGGATTTTACATTTAAGAGATAAAATACTTTCTTAGTATAATAAGCCTGTAGAATGGTTCTACGGGCTTTTTTATGTCCTTTTCCGCCATTTTGCACCAGGATAATTTTGCCTTATAAAATTTACTTATATGGCAAAATTAAAACCAGACTATATCGAATGGGTGTTAACCTTGAACGCCTCCGATGCGCAGAAGGAAATACATAATCTTTCAGAAAAGAACAAGGAGCTCCGGGATAGCAATAAGGAGATAAAAAAGTCTATGACCGATTTAATCGCCACCGGGAAAGCTGGCGGTAAACAATGGAAAAGGCTTGATGATCAACTGAAAGAAAATAATAAGACGATCGGTGAGAATAACAAGAAGATTGCCGAATGTGAGAAACGGCTGGATAAAACCACCATGAGCGCAAACCAGTTGGCAAGGAAAGCAAACGCCTTGCGGAAAGAGCTTCGCGATACGGTGAAATCCTTGCAGCCGGAAAAATATGCCGCCCTGGAGAAGGAACTGAAAGAAGTTGAAAAAGCATACGGGCAGGCAACGAAGAAGGCGGAAGGTTTCGGCGGTTCCCTTCTTTCCTTGAACAAGATAAAAACGGTTCTGGCCGGTGTGTTTGTCACTATCGGCGCAATGATAACTGGGCAGATTGTCGGCGGGCTAAGGGATGCGATCAGTACTATTATAGAGTTCGAGAAGAAAAACAGTACTTTGGCCGCTATCCTGGGAACCACGAAAAAGAGTATCAAAGATTTAACGGATGAAGCGCGCCGACTGGGTGCCACTACTTCTTATACAGCCGCACAAGTAACGGAACTTCAGATAGAGCTTGCTAAACTGGGATTTTTCAAAGAGGATATTAAAGCTATGACGCCTTCCGTGCTGAAATTCGCTAAGGCGGTGGACACGGATCTTGCCTCGGCTGCTACGCTTGCCGGTGCAACATTGCGTATTTTCAACCTTGATGCAGAAGATACGGAACGGGCACTTTCTACCATGGCAATAGGTACAACGTCTTCGGCCCTGAATTTTGAATACCTGAATAGTGCAATGTCTACCGTCGGCCCGGTTGCTAATTCTTTCGGATTCACGATTGAGGAAACGACCGCCCTTTTGGGAGCTTTGGCAAACAGCGGTTTCGACGCTTCATCGGCAGCAACGGCAACACGTAATATTTTGCTTAACCTGGCTGACAGTAGCGGCAAACTCGCGCTTGCTCTCGGTGGTCCGGTTAACAACCTGGATGATCTGATAAAGGGACTTAAAAAACTAAACAGTGAAGGAATAGACTTGAACAAGGCCCTTGAACTGACCGATAAACGTTCCGTTGCAGCGTTTAACACTTTCCTTAATGGTACCGATACCGTGCTGGCACTTTGCGACGCGGTGACAGGTGCAGAAGATGCCTTTAATGCTATGTCCGAAGAAATGGGTGATAACGTTCAAGGTGCATTAAACCGGCTAAGTTCAACTATCGAAGGGGTAGTTTTACGTTTCTATGAATCAAAGGGTATTCTCCGGGATTTAATAGACCTTGTTACGCTTATGGTGGAAGGTGTGGGAGGTATGATTGACATGTTTAATAAATGGGGTGTTGTCACTTATACCGTTACCGCTTATTTGGTTTCTTACTATGGAGGACTGAAAATCGCTACCATGTGGCACGCCCGTTTTAAAACGGCGACCCTTGCTTCGGTTGTTGCAGAGAAAGCGCACGCCGTACAACTTTATATCAGCCGGGCGGCTACTCTGGCTTATGCGGCAGCCCAGGCACGATTACACAAGGATACTAAAAGATATACTGCTATACTCCGGTTAATGAGAATCGAACTTTTGAAGAATCCATATACGGCCCTAATTGCAGCAGTACTGGCGGCTGGAGTTGCTATTTACCAGTTCGTTAAAAGAAATAGGGAGGCGTCAGAATCGGTTAAGGCATTAGGTTCGGCAATGGAGAAGACTACAAAGCGATATGATGAACAGAAAGCGAAAGTTAATGCCTTGATTGATGCTATACATGATGAAAATATATCCAATACATTACGGGAAAAGAAAATACGTGAATTGAAAGATTTAATTCCCGATTATAACGCGGAATTAAGTAAGGAAGGTAAGGTTATACGAGAAAACAAAAAAGCCATAGACGAATATTTAACTTCCTTGGAAAGACAAATAAAGGCGGAAGCATTCAGGGAAGAACTGATCGAGTTATACAGAAAGAAATTTCCGAAAGAAAGGGAGTTGGAAAAGAATAAAGAGGAAGAAGAAAAGGCTTCCAATTCCTTAGCCGGTGCACGTATTGGGGCTTCCATGCGTTCTTCCACTCTTTCCACATCCGGGACAAAAAGTCTTAATCAGGGTTTGGACCAGAATGTTAAGAGTATGGAAACAGAATACCAGAACGCTAAAAAGAAAACAGAACAAACCCGGAAGGATTTGAAAGAAATAACAGACGCTATCGCTGTTATCAACCGGGAGCTTTTAACTACAGAAATGCAAATTTCATCAACAGGCACCACTAATGCTGACAATGTAATAAAAGAAACCTCCCTTATAAAGGAGCTGGAAGCAGAAAAGAAAAAGGTTCAGGAACAGTGGGCGGAAGACAGCGAAGCGAATATCGCCAAGAAAAACAAGGAAATAGAACGTATCGATGCCGAAATAAAACGTTTAAACGAACTGGGGAAGGTCAAAAAGAAGGCGGGAGCCGGGGAGTATAAAAATACGGAAACGGACGCCACATTAAAACCTCTGGAGATCGAACACGAAAAACGTATGCTTCTAATCAAACAGAACCGGGAGAAGGAAAATAAGACGGAAGCCCAGTATATTCTCGAAGGGACGGCGGAAAACCTTCGCTATTACCAGGAACGTATCGACGCACTCCAGAAGCTGGGAGCAAAGACACCGGCACAAAAGAAGAAGTTACTCGATGAAATCCACAAGCTCGAAACAGAAGCACAGACGGCCATTTTTACGGAAACCGGCAAGCAGGAGGACGCCCGTATAAAACTGGTACAGGAGAAACGGGACGAACGGTTAAAGATTGAAACCGCCTATTACAACGTCCAGAAGGACACCATGGAGAAAGCAGTATTAAACCAGAGTATCACGCAGGAAGCCGCCGACGCCTATATGCTGGAAGTTGAAGCGGAACACGCCGCAGAACTTCTGGAGATAAACCGTACCTACCAGGATGATATTGCCGCTTTGGAAATTACCGGCAAACAGAAACGTATAGAAACAGCAACGGAAGCGGCCGACGCCGTTCGTGAGTCTGAAATGAAGCTATTACGTGATCGGGCGGCCATTGCTCAAAAAGTACGTGAAATAACTTCCATTCCGGTAGGAATAACCGGTATGCAGGAAGCACACCGGAAACAGGTTCAGGATGTAGAAACGACTTATAATGCCATAATTGAGATAGCGAGACAGGCGGGAATTTCTATTGTAGAACTGGAACGTCAGAAAAATAGAGAAATAAATCAACTTAACTTTGAATACGAGAATGGTATATATCAGAGTCAAGCACGGATTGGTGTATCATGGCAGGAAGAATATAATAATGAACTGGCGCAATTGGAGAATTTGCATGATCAGGGTATGATTAGCGAGGAACAATATCAACGGGGCCGATTAGGTGCGGGAATTGAAAATGCTAAAAGATATTTTGATAAAATTTCCGGTCTTTCCTCTTCCATGGTGGAAGCCATGCAACAAGCCGAAATCGACCAGGTGGAAGCAAAATACGATGTTCTTATACAGGAAGCCGAAAACAACGGGGAAGATACTGCCGCCCTGGAAGAAGAGAAGGAAAACAAGAAACTGGAGATTCAAAAGAAGTATGCGGATGTAAACTTTGCTATCAAATGTTCCCAGATTATTGCAGATACCGCCGTTTCCATAATGAAGGCATACGCAGACCTCGGACCGATTGGAGGAACAGTAGCCGCCGTTATGCTGGGGGTTACCGGAGCGGCGCAGCTTATGTCGGCAAAAGCGGA